TTGATTTTGTAAATTTTTTGCAGTTCTTGGTTTTTTAAAATCAATGTATGTTGATCCTATTGTTTTTATTTCATATCCCATCACATAAGCTTTTGTTGGGGATATTACATAAGTTCCTAAACTTTCACTTGGAGTATTTCCGTTATAAGTTTTTTTATCACTCGTAAAGATTCCATTATTACCTTTTAAATCATTTAAAGTTTCTCTTATCGATAAATTTGGAGATTTTACGTAATAATTTCCAGATTCATCAAAAGTTCTTCTTGCAAATTCATTTGCAAGTTCATTATATCGAGGTAAATTTCTTGAAGATATTTCTTCACCATCTCTTATTTCACTTAAAGTGACAAAATCATTTGTTTCTACATCATTTAATTCTTTTTTATCTAAGTACGCAAATATTTGGAATCTATCTGCACCTGGTGCAGTATAATTTGAGAATCCATTTGCATTATCGTTCAAAGAAGAATCTTCATCAGAATTTATAATTCTTTCTTGGATTCTTAAACCTACTTTATAATTACTTATGTTGCTATATGGATCCAAAAGTATTGTAGATTCGCCAACATTTATAAAATATCCTCTAATAAAGAAAACACCAGATTCTATTTTTGCCGAAGATGCACGCCCAGTAGAATTTTCATTCCTTGTAAGGCAAAATCCTTCACCTGCAGATAAAAATCTTTGTATTCCATCTACAATAATTGCACCTTCTTCATCATCATCTAGATTTGGTTGATCGCTTTCTACTTCTAAAATTTCCCCATCTATAAATCTTTCACTTTTATTTGCATCTGTTCCTGGACTTAAATATTTTACATATATTGTAGCATTTCCAATAAAAGAATTCTGTTTTGAGAGAGAAAAAATTATCTCAGCTCTTACTCCACTTGTTCTTCCTACTATTACTGCTCCATTTAAAAAGTTCAAATATATTTGAACATCTACTCCAAAATAATCATTTTCAACAATTACATATTCAAGTCTATTATTATAAGATAATTCACCACCAAGAACTTTTGATCCATCAGTAAAAATATGAGTCCCAAATCTTTCAATTTGGGACTGTAAGATTGACTGTAATGTAGTCAATTCCCTAGCTTGAACAGGATAACCTGGTTTAAACAATACTCTATGAAAATCCTTATCAGAAGGATCATAATCGTCAAAATATGGATATACGTTTAAGTTAGTTTCCTGTGGCATGATTTTTTACTTAAAATTGTAAAATAACCTTGATATCTTCTTTTTGATTGGCTGATCTTGTAATAGAAGGTCTATTATCAATATAGATAATATCCCCGGAATATTTTTCTACTTCAGGATCGGATAAGCCAGAATCAAACTCTTGTCCCAGATTATAGGTAGTCGTATTATTTATGACCGTAGTCAGACCACTAAATCCAGTATCAATACCTAGTGTTTTAGTTCCTCCAATAATTTCTATCGATCCTCCTGCTTCCGGAGTAGATGTGAAAGAATATGCATTATATCCATATTCTGGCGTTTGTGTGCTTTGAATTAATGAAGCAGTATTAAAACCAGCTAATGATCTATCCTGCCAATATTTAAGAACGCCAGTGTTGTTATCATATGAAATAACTCTTCCTACTGCCGTTTTTCCTGTTCCGATAGTTTGAGTTATTTGAGAATTTTGTGTAAATGTTGTATTTTGAAAATCATTAGAACTTAATACACCTTTTAATTTTAATGCTTTTGTTCCACTAATTTTATTGTCTGATAATAAATCTTCGGAACCTGGTTTTCTTGGATTTTTTATTATTCCAATTCTTGCTACTTTATTTCCTGTAATAAAGTTTGGATTCTGATCATCATTTTCAATTCTACTATACAATAAAACGCTGAATGCACCAAGCTCTCTATAAATATCACTTCCATGTCCACCTGGAGGGGGAATGATTACATTGAAAACTGGAGATGTTGAAGAACTGTCTACCAGAAGACCTCCTGAACTTAAATCCAAAGATCCAAATGTATATCCAGATCCTCCAGAAGTGACTTCAACAGATTCTACCGTAAAATCTTCACCCACAACAACGGTAGCTTTCCCCCCAGTTCCGTCCCCAACAATATCAATGTCAGAGTAAGTTTGAGGTATATTTCCAAGACCACTTCCTCTATTTGAAATGGTAATCATTTTTAATTGCCCACTAGTTGCTGCATTTTCTCTTACGGCAGCATATTGTGAATTAGTTTTCCAATCCGATGGAACTGGTATGTAATTGGCAGTTTCAAATTTTACAATGTCATTTGGATTTATTGTATAAAGATACTTCCAAATATATCCATCGCCACTATCACCTGCTGGTCTTGGTTCAAGATCTGTAAAATTTGGTTCATCTAATGATGGTCTACCTTCCGGATTTTCTGGATTGACTCCGTTATTTAAGCAAATATAAACCCTATAATTTGAATTTAATACATAATAATTCGAACTATAAAGAGAAGAATTGTTTGATGTTGTTGGTCGATCTCTACTTATATCATTTTTGTACATGTCATAAGTGGTTCCAGAAACCCATCGTATCTTTCTGACAACCTTCCTAACATCATCTGAGTTTATTCTTGTTAATCCAACAATAGTATCCCATACATCATTATTATAGTTGAAAGAATCTATTGGTGCTGGTGGAGAATTGTCCCAATCTGATTTATAATCCGAAGAGTTTGTCAATCCAATGAAGGAATAATAACAAAAATTTGTAGATCCTACGGAAGATATAAAGGTATCTGAATTTAAAATCCTAAATTGGTCAGTAATAATTGCAGACATTTATTTAAATTTTTAAAACTATTTATTAGGTTATTGTGTAACCAGAATTCTTTAAAGAATTAAGTCTTCTTATTGTTGGTGTACTATTAAGTCCAACAACACCATAATCAGTATTGACTAAAAATTCTTTTTGTGGCGTTGAAGAACCCGTTTCTATAAGTCCCCAACTATATTCACCATAGAAATTGCTAAATCCGGCGCCAATACCATTATAATCTGAAACACTTACAACTACTTTAACTAATGAAACTGGACCTATTCCATAAGCTTGTGTTGATCCCACAGAAATAGAAGCCACTTTATATACATTATCAATAAAACTGGTCCCTATTCCTATTATAGATCCATTTTCATCCAAAGAAGTTATTCCATTTCCAATATTTGAATTAAATACTTCAAAATAATATGAACTCTGTATTCCACTAGAATTATCTGATATTGGTGGGTTTAAATATCTAGAATCTTTAAGGACAGAATTTTCTGGAATTACTAAATCAAATTGAAGTCCAGTGACTGCATATCCAACAGAAACTTTATTGACTGCAGAAATAATTCCAAAATCTCCACTATAAGACACTCCATTTAAAATTTCTTTTTTGGTAGTAGGAGATTCTACTATTACTAAAGGTGGAGATATATTTGAATATCCAGATCCTGGATTGTTGATTGTTATTGAACTTACTCTACCAGAAGATAAATTGGCAGTTGCTGTAGCCTTAACGCCAGTTACTGGAGATGCTATGGTTACCGAAGGTTGTTGTGAATATCCGGATCCCCCATCAACAACATCAATAGAAGTAATTGTTCCAGATTGTGATACTACTGCGGTAGAAATTGCACATGTTTTCTCAGAATCTTCTATTATTTCTATTTTATTAATAAAATCAATACTTGCAGGATTTTCATTTTTATAGTCAAAAAATGTTTTTACAGAATCTACAAAAATATTTGTATCTCCAATACCAATGGTTTTTATTAATTTTGCCACTGGATTTATATTTGGAAGATACTCTATTCTATCTTTTGTGATATTTGTATCATCTATAATTAAATCATTTCTTTGTTTGCACCAATTTACTGGTCTAAAAAACTCTAAGTTTGAAGAAACCCCAACAGAAGAATATAAGTTTGTAATGACAGATGTTGGAGAATTTATATTTTCAACCAATCTAGATAATTCATCAAAATTTCTATCATCACCATTTATATCTAAGGAATCTCCTACTTTTAAAGTCTCAATAATATCAACATCTACAACATCTATTCCACTTGTACCTCTGTAAAAAAGTATTTCGCAATTATCATCTTCATTTGGAGGTTCCAAGAATGTTATATTATTTCCACCATCAAATATGTAAGATTCGTTTGGTATTTGGATAACATCATTCAACAATACCAATATTGTTGCTTTGGTATCAATATTAGATCCAGATTTTGAAATTATGGTAAATATATTTCCATTTAATGTTAAAGTAAATGTTTTTTTCAATCCATTGAATTTAGAGCTAAAATTATCTAATTTTAGTAAGTTTCCTACTGACCATCCAGAAAAATTATCCTTAGTTACTTTATCTATTATTATCGAAAATTCTTCAAATGGTTTTGAAATATCTGTTGGTATTCCTGTGTTTCCTCCCACATCTACCGTAAGAATGTCACCAACACTGTAAGAATAACCATAATTTTTAATTACAAAATCTATTACACTAGATCCTTGCCCAACAACTATATCTATTTTTGCCTCAGTTCCAATTCCGGGGGAGTATTTTGAAGAGTATAGAAGAGGAATATCTGAATATGATAATGGAGGATCTATAACAAGATCCGGAGGATTTGATGAAGTGTATCCAGAACCTGGATTTGTTATAGTTATTGAGTTTATACTTCCATTCTGAACAGTTGCAGTGCCAATAAATTCTATGTTCGGAATTCCATAACTATAAGTTTGAACACCAACTTTAATATTTGTTTGTATTCCTGATCTATATCCAGATCCACCATTTCCAATAATAATTGACTGTACAGTTCCTGCGGAAGAAATTATCACGGTTCCACCAGCAGATACTAGTGGTTGATACCCAAAACCTTCACTTGATCCTATTGATATTGGGATTCCTCCTCTTGGTACGCTGGCATTATTTGGGTCATATGATATAGAGGTTCCGGATCCAGTAAAATTCAATTCAGTAGTGGATGATAATGTCTCCGATAAAGTGAAATCATCTTCTGGAATCTGAAGAACATTATTTATCAATAGAATCGATCTGTCCGTAGATATTCCAGAAATATCTTGATTTCCTGATGTTATATTAAATGTTTTAGATGAGGAATCAAATGTGTTTGATATATCATCAAACAAATAGTTGTTTTTATATGTTTCTTCTGTTCCGTCTGGGACACCTGATCTTATAAAAACTCTTCCGTGGAAAGTGGAACTTATCTCGTTTTCTACAATTATTCCACCACTTTCTGAGGATAAATCAGTCTTTACTTTTCCATATGGTGCTGAAGCAAAATATATTCTACTACCAATTATTCTATAATTTCCCGATAGTTTCGTTATTACTGATCCAGAAGTGTGGGTATTTAGAATCGAACCAAGAAAATTTCTCTGAACTTCTACAAATCCTGTACTTCCTACTCCGACAGATTCTACTTTAAATATTTCATCATCTATTTTAAATAAGTCTCCGGAGAAAAATTCAATATTATTTGAAAAATCTAATACTGTATCTACTAAAGAAATATCATTTCTTAATGTTGATGTGGTGGAAGTAGATACAATTGGAGATTGTACAACATTGTCTATTGCAATTATGCATTTTACGTCTTGATTTGTGGATGTTATATAATGAGTTTTTCCTGTTCCGACTGAGTTTATATCTATTAGGTTTGGTATGGTAGAAAGAGCTTTTTCTGCACTACTTGCAAATTTAATCTTGGTATCATCAACCTTATAAATGTACAGTTCTCCCGAAAGTTTATCTGTTACTCCAACACCAGCAATAGAAGTTGCAGCAATTCCTATTGAATTTAAAGTTGAATCTGGATCTATATTATTAGACCTATATTTAACTCTTTCTCCCGTAACAAAAAAATGATTTGGTATTACAATATAATCTTCATTTACATTTACAATACTAGATGCTTCTCCATCAAATAATTTTTCAAATATAAAATCTCCTTTATACTTTAAATCAAAATCAGCTCTAAATTTTTCATCTGAGTTGAATTTTGAAGATCCTGTGGATATTTCAGAATTTTTGAGATCTATTGATGGTGGAAACTGCGCTCTTTGAATATATGTAAGTAAATTTTGAAATAAAACTACTTCAACATCTATATTCGGGTTTGGAGTAAAAAGAATTTCTGTGTTTGCAGATAATCTTGTACTAAATGTTCCTAGTTCATTATTACTTTGAACGCCGCCATATTCAACGGAATAAGAATCCAATTCATTATTGAGAACAAAAAGTTCTGTTATTTGAACTTCGTTGTTTGTTAAATCTGTTACTTGTGCTATAATGTAAGAAGATTGGTAAAGAGAATCATAAGATCCTACTACCGTTGCAGTTGGTGTTGGATTTGAAGATATTGATGTCTTCTTTGACTCTAATTTTCCATATTTGAGATCTGAAAAACCTTCAGATGAAAAATTGGTATTTGCCAAAGAAACATTAACAACGTTTGCTGAAATATTTCCAATAGAGGAACTATCTGGATGAAAGTATAAATTTATGTTTGATCCAGAAACTTCTGCACTATATGTTCCTAATCCTACAGATTGGTTGTCATTATCAAAACAAAGAGTTCCAAAATTTGAGGTGAATATTTCATTAGAATTGCCCAAAACCAAATTTATTTCTGTGTATTCATAAAATCTATTGGAAGAAGATAATTCTACTATAAATTTCGAAGAATTGTAATCTAAAGGTATTTGTTTTATTATTGTAGTTGTTCCGGCACTAATTGCGACATTAGTTGAGGCTATACTTACAATGTCCCCCAAAGAAGTTTCGCTAGATTGACTTGCAAATTGTTTAGTATCATAAGATAAGAAACTATAAGTGTACTCATTTATTCTTCCATCTATTGGAAAAAATTGTAAAGATGCTACACTACCAGATTTTGAAATATCAAAGGATCCTATTTCATCTTGCGTAAAATACTTGCCATATGTATTACTAATAATTTCATTTCCATTACTTAAAGTTGAAATAATGGAAACTTGTTTTCTATTTGCAAATCTTTCATCAATTGCG